CGCATTCGATCCATAGACCGAGGCGGCGTATTGCCGGTCATCGCCGTAGCGGCGGTCGCTGGATTCCAGATTGTTGTTGCGGTGAACCTCGTCCGCCGTCCGGCCATAGCCGTAGAAGGTGTTAGCGACGTTGCCGCCAGTAGCGCCGACCGATGTAGCCACGGCCTGCTGCTCAGCGTCAGAGAGCGGCTGTTGACCGGGCGTCAGACCGCGCATGGCCAGCTGCGCGGGCGCGGCTTTGTAGATGTTGTCCAGAAATTGCAGGTTGCCGCTCTCTATCGCTGCCGGACCAATCTCCTGATAGTTGTTGCCCCGCATGGCGTTTGCGACCCGGCTGAGTCCGCCCTGCTGGTTTGCGATCACGTCGCCTTGCAGCTGGTGCAGCCGCGCGTTGCTGGCGTAACCCTGAATTTGCATGTCGCGCAGCGGGTTGGGCGCCAGTGCCTGGAACACACTGCCCAGCGCGCCGACCTCATTGCTGTAGGTCGGTACGCCGTTCGCGTAGAGCGGGTTTGCGAGAGTGGCCATGGCTTACCTCCGGTTCGCCAGTAACGAACCAATGCCGGTATATCCGGCCTGCGTGGAGCCTGCGCTGCGTGGAATGATTGAGCCCATCTGCGCCGCGTAGGGCGAATAACCCATGGCCTGACCATTGGCATACAGACCGCCCAGCAAGCTCGGCGCGGCGGCGTCCGCCGCTGCGTTACCCGCTGCGCCCGCCGCTGGTGCGAACCCGGCCAAGTTGCCGCTGTAGCCGCCCACGGTGGCGCCTGCGCTGGCTGATCCGCCCATGGCCGCGCCGTACATGCTGCCTGCACCGCTCGCTGCGCCCGGCGCACCGAAGCCGCCGTACATGGTCAGCGCGGTGCCGAGTAGTTCCTGTCCTTTGCGGTCGCCTGCGTGCTTGGCCATCGCCGCCTGTACCTCACCGGGGAGCAGGTTGGCCGAACCACGGGCGAAGCCGCCCAGCATGCCGAGCGTGTTGCCGGTGTTGCTGTTGGCGATCTTGTTGCCCAGCGTCACGTCGCCATAGGCGCCCAAGCGTGCGCGGGCATCCCCGACGCTGCGCACGTCCGCTGCGGACGCTGCGCGTTTCTTGTCGGCGTCTTCCTTGATGATCTTCGGCACGTCGCTGTCTGTGGCCACGCCCGAATAACTGCCGGTCGCGGACGAGTCCGGCACGTTCTCCGGCGCATAGGCCGCTTCGCGCTTGGCTTGGGCTTCGGCCAGTGCGGCGTCCTGCGCCTCACGGCCCATACCGGCCTGCGAATCCACCAGCACGCTCTCGCGTTCCTCGCGCATCTTGGACTGGCGCGCCGCTTCGGCGGCTTGCGCGTCCTCGGCGGCGTTCTCCATGTTGGCTTGGCGCTTACGCTGCGCGTTCACCTGTAAGGCCGTACCTGCGACCATCAGGCCGATTGCGACGGGGTTGCACATGGCTTACCTCCCCACCTTGCCGGAGCCGGACCAGTTGGCCGGAAGGCTGTAGGAACCGCCCGCGTTGGCCTTGGCGATGGCGTCCGCCGTCTGCTGGTTGGTCAGGTAGGTGCCGAGTCCGGCGGCGACGTTCTTAACCACGGGATCGAGCGGCTGGAACGACGGCATGGTCGAGAGCTGTTGCGCCGATTGCGCGGCGACGTTGTAGGCGGCGTCCGGGTCCGCCGTCGCTTGCAGCATGCTGACGGCGCTGGCCTTCTGATTGGCCAGATCGACTTTGCCTTGATTGACATAATCCTGTCCCTTGTCGATCACGGCTTGGCGTTGCAGGCCATAGTCCTTGTCGAGTTCGGCGGTCTTGTTGCTCGCCAGACTTGATTGCAGGTTGCCGCCGCGTGCCAGGGCATAGGTCAGCGCCTTTTGCTGATCGGCGTATTGCTGTTCAACCTGCGGCATGGCGAAGTCTTGGTAGGCTTGCGCGCGCTTGTTGAACACGGAATCGTCAAAGCCGCCCGTGTGATAAGCCGGGGTCGCTTCGTACTGTTCGGCGGACGTGTACAAATTCTGCGGCGTGTAGACGTCGCCATACTCTGGCGTCCCGACCAGAATGCCGCCCTTGCGCCGCCACTGGTTGGTGCCCGTGAAGGTGTAAGGCTTGCCCGCCTCGTCGTAATACGTGCCGGGCGCCGTACCCCAATAGGGATCGGTTGTGACCTTCTGCCCGGTCCGCATGGCGTAGGTCGCTGGAACGTCCTTACCGTTGAAAAGTTCGTCAATGCGCGCCATACCGTCACGGATTCGCGCTTGCCGCGCTTCCTCCTGCTCGCGTTGATATTGAACACCGTCATCGCCTCCACCACCGCCGCCACCGCTCATGGCTGCACCTCCAGCTCGTAAAGTTGTTGAGCGGGCTTGTAGCCCAGCTGTTGCGCACGCCGCGCCCAACCCACTCGCTTAGAGGCGAACTGGACCTTGGCACAACCGCATTGCGCGGCGTACTGCTTGCAGGCGGCGAACCCTGCGGCTAACGCTTCTGAGCCATGCCCCGGCAGGACATAGGCCAGCAAAACGAACATCACGGGCTTGCCCGTGCGGGTGTCATCCTGAGCGCGGCAGACAAACACGCCGCTGGCCTCGCCTTGATCGTCGTACACGACAAACTGCGCCCAGCGTCCGGCCATGATTTCGGCGTACAGGGCAGGCGCAAAGAACGGCTGGCCCTCGCGTGTGGCCACGCGCAGACAGCCTTCGGCCAGCACCGGATAGGCGCGCTGAATGTCCGCTGTATCAACGACCGGGGCGCACTTCATGGCAGTTCTCGGGATAAAAGACGTAGGTGTGAAAGGTCTGGCCTTGCCGTCCGACGCGGGGGTTTGTCGATTCACGGACCGCGCCCAAGCGTTCCAGCCACTGCGCGGCCACCACGTTGCTGTCGAGCGTGCGGCACTCGGCGCGCTGAAAGCCCTGCTCGACCATGGCCGGAATCATCGTGCGTTTGACGAAGCGGGTAGCGGCCTTGCCAATCTCGGCAAAGCGCGGCGTGGCGATGGCCCACGGCGCCCAGAATCCGGGCCACAACTGATTAGCGCCGATCAGACAAACCGGCTCGTCGTCCGCACCGTGCAGGCACCACGACAGCGGTTCGCGGCTGTAGGCAATCGGGCGCGCCAGATCCACCGGATCGTCAGACCAGTGCGTGGCCAACACTTCGGCGCGGTCCTGCGTCCGCAAGTGGCGGCAGACGTAGAGGCAATCCGCAAACGCTGGTCTAGTTATTTTCATGACTGCGGAAGTGGATAGCCAAATTTGCGAGGCGGGCGTACCCATTGGACTTTCCTTTCAGGGTCAGCGAGAAGTGTGTGGAGTCGCCCACGGCAGCGCACATGCCTTGCTCGCCGTAGGTGGAATCCTTGATCTTGGCCAGAATTTCGGTGACGTCCGGTTGCTGCGGATCGAGTGCCAGGTAAATGTCCCAGTAACCTTCGGCGCCGACGTCCAGACCTTGGATGGACTTCTTGGCGGTCGGCACGTCCGCGTCCAGAAACGGCAGGCGGACTTCGTAGGGAAAGGCGCCTGTGGTGTCGTATTGCTGCCCGGACAGGCCACCGTACAAACACAGTTGATCGCCCACGCGCGCGACAAGGCTGGAGGACGTGATGGCCCAATCCGTGACCACGGCGTTTGGCGCGATTTCGTCCAGCGTGTAGGTCGTCCACGCGGACACCTTCGCACCGGGGAAATGGCTGAAGACGTAGATCATGGGACCGACTGCCAGCAGATAGCGCCCTTCAAACGGCTCGGACACCGCGACGGCTTGCGTCACCACCGCTTCGTCCTGTGAGCGCATGTAGGCCAGCAGTTCGCCGTCGATGGGCGAACCCACGTCGTCCGCGCTGGCCATGTTCGACGCATCACGGGCGCGCAAGGAACGCACGCCGGATTCACTGAGGAAAAACACGTCGATGTCACCAAACGCCGCCAGTGTGCGCGGGGCTTTGGTGCCGAGATTGAACAGCACTTGGTCTTGCTTGTTGTTGGCCTCGTCCGCGTCCACGGTCCAGATCTGCACGTTACGGCGAGAGAACACGGCCATACGGTTCTGGTACACGGCCAACCCGGTCAGCTCGGACGAACCGCCGTCCTGCGTGGACATGTTGACGAACCCGGCGCCTGTGGTGTCGCTGCCCCACTCCATCGGATTCGGCACGGCAGGCGTGCCGGTGAACCCGGAAAAGTGCATTAGTGAGGCGTTGGTGGCGTAGACCTTTTGCCCAAGGGTGCGGACGAACTGGCCAGTCCCTGCGGCATTGCCGCGCAGCACAATTTGCGAACCGTTGATGGTGATGTAGTAAATATCCATCCCTTCAAACGTGCCGCCGAAGGTGAAGGTGACGACCTGCGCCGTACCGGGGACGGGTGTAACCCCGCCCGCCGTGGGGGATACCAGCGTGACGGTGACGTTGCCGCCCACGCCCACCACCAGCGGCAGGCCGTTGCGCGCAGCGCCTGCGTCCAGCGCCGTCAGTGTGACCGTGGCCCCGGAATAGGTGGCGGTCCAGCGCACGGTCGGCGTGAACTGGTTGATGCGCAGCGCCACTTGTTCAGCGGTGAGCACGTTGCTCTGCACCCAATCCACCGGACCGGACATCAGCGGCACGCCGCCGACCGTGACCTGCGTAATCTGGTTGACGCCTTGCCCGTTCGTGCCGCCGGTAATGGTAAAGCTGCACTTTGCATAGGCCGCTGCCACAGCGGGGACGTTGGCCTGGGACAGCGTGGCCGTCAGCGTCTGGTCATTCACCGCGCCGCCGTTCACCGCGTCCGTGGCGTAGGAGAACGGCACACCGGGAATCTCGGCAGTGGCCACCACTTGGTTGTTGGTCGCCACTGCGCTGATGCCTTCCAGCGCATCGACGCGGCCCGCCATCAGGCTGGCCAAGGACTGCACGCTGGCCACGGACGTAGCGATGGCGTCCCAATCGGTGACGCGCACGCCGTCGTAAAAGTGGTACACGCTGCCGTCCGAGAACAGGCCGACCACGTAGATTTTGCCGTTGAAGTTGTCCGTGCTGAGCACTCGCGTCAGAGGCGGATTGCCCGGCGCCACCAGCTGCATGTAGTTCACCCCGGCAGGCACGGGAACGCTGCCCTCCGCGCCGAACACATAGAGCTGTCCGCGCACCGTCGTGCAGCCTTTGGTCCTGCCCGGCGGCAGGTTGTAGACCGGTACGAAACGCTTGCGGATTTCGATTTCCGCGCCTCGGGTCAGGTGGACATTGCGCGCATAGCGCAGCGATCCGGGCGGGGCGGTGAAAGGGCTTTTGCGCGTATCCAAGCCGCCTTGGAAGTTGCTAATCAGCAGGTACGCCATGGATTAAGTCCCCGGCGCCTTGATCGTGATCGGCACCCACGGCACCGGCTGGCCAGCGGCGATGGGGAACACACGCTGACGCTGGGTGTTGCCCTTGACGCGGCGATAGTGCGCGTCCGCCATGGACAGCACGGTTTGCGCGGACGGATCTTTTGCCCGTTGCAGCCACTCGCCTGCCGCGTACAGCACAATCAAGCGGTCATCGAGCACGGCGCGGTCCGCGTCCGAACGCAGCGGCGGCAGCCGCTGCATACCGGTAAAGCGCAGCACGCCGGTATTGGTGGCGGGCATGGGCCAGACTTCGTACTGGTTGCCCTCGTAATACTCCCAGGCACACACCGGGTCGCGGCGCTCGTCCAGCTCGGCGTCACAGTCGTTGCGCATCCACAGATCAATGCCGTAGAGCACCGGGCGCCAAGTGCTGTCCGGCGTTTCGCGGACCTTCGTACCTTCCAGACGGTCCGGGTCCAGCTCTGGCGGCAGGGTGTAATAGCGCTCCCCCGCCTTCAGCAGCTCGTCCCGTTGCATGCGCAGAAACGGCCACGCCCAATCCGCGTACAGGACTTCTTGGGTCCGGCGCAGCTTGGTCTTGATCGCTTCCAAGACGTTTTGCGACAGCGCGGACGTGCTGGCCAACCCGGCTTCATCACGAAAATCTGTCACCAGTTCGCCCAGCGTCTTGCCGCGCATAGTCGGTTACTCCGTCAGCTGGGGATGCTTGCGCGGACGTCCGCCAAGGTTGCGCGCTTGCGGCGCGTCACCGGGCTCTTGTGGCTCTTGTTCTTCCGGCACTGGCGGGTAGTCGTCGTCATCCTCGCCTTCGTCAAAGGCGGACTGCTCGATGTCGGCCAGCTTGGTCGGCACGCTGGGATTGCGTCCGGGGTAAACGGCCTCGATCAACGAGCCGCCTTCTTTGGTGACGTTGGAATTGGCGTAGTCCATGCGCAGCCGGGCCAGATCCTGAGCGGGCTTTTCCCGGCCTACAAAGGTGGGCTTGATGTTGCCCACGGCGTCCGGTCCATGGATCGCGCGCAAGAGCGCGATTTCAGCCACCGTCACGTCCGTTTTGTGTACGGACGAATTGCGGTCGCCATCCAGATAAACGATGCAGGAGCAATGTTGCATGTTGGAACCCTCGGCTATAAGTAGGCGCGCGGATACTCAAGGTCTGACAGCTAACGACTCACCCACGTCAGCTGTCAGTTTTGCCACTTGAGTATCCACGCAAACACTCAAGCGATGGAGAACACAGCGCTGGTATTCAACTGCTTAGCAGCCAAACCGCCCGCCCATGTCCAGCTGCGATAAATGACCATCTTGTCAAAAGGACGACTTGGGTAGTGCTTCTTCATGTCCTCGCCTTCAATCGGCATCAGCTTGAATTTGCTCATGTCGATGAAGTAGCAGTATTTCGATTTGCCCACCGCATCCAGCGTTGGGTCGTACTCGAAAGTTCCGAGACCGGCGAGGGTCAGCTTGCCCACGCCAATGTCGCCGCCGCTGCTAAAGCCGGTCTGGCTGTACACACCCTTCGCCGCATACTCCAGCTCCAGGGCGTCCAGAAAGGCCGAGCCACAGAGGATTTTGTATTTTGGGGTGCCGTACTTGGTCATCAGGCGGACCGCTTTACGCATGGTCACGGTCAGCATTTGCGTGGCTGGGTCCGACGCGATCAGCAGTCCGGCGACGTTGCGCCACAGCGGCTGGGTCGCGCTGTCGATACCGCCGACAATGCCCGTGGTCGGATCGTCGCGGATGAAATACGGAATGCCGGGAAACACTTTTGCGGACTGACTGCCATCCTTCCAAAGAATGTCATTGAAGCCAGCGGCCCAGCCTTCGGCGGCGTCTTCCAGCTTGGTTTGCAGGATGTTGGCCAGCATGGTCACGTCGCGCGAGCTGTGCTCACTGGTCTGTGCGCCGTTGGTGTCCACGATGCTGATACCGTCGTGCAGCAGCTCGTCGGTGGTCATGGTGATGCCCAGGTGCAGCATCTTCCAGTTATAGGACGCAACTTTTATGGGCGTCGGATTCACGAACGTGAGGGTATCGTCTGAGTTAAAGCCCTGAATTGCGCTGAACGTCTGGAAAATAGGACGTACTGTAATCGCACCCTTACCACCGGGGAAAGTCTTTTTATTGCCCATGAACGCATCGAGCAACGGCTTGGCGGTGATGTGCTGCGCAAACGTCTTGCCTTTTTCCCACGCGTAGTCGATTGCCGCGTTGGCGATGTTGTCGATGACTGCCTGTGTG